AAACTTAATAATACCTAAATACTCCCATAAAATCAATGAATCTCTAAATAAAGCCTCCGTGAAGGATGAAACCAGCATCCCTAGTCTTAGTAGATGTGAGCACGTTGTCATAACGAGCCAACTGAACAGGTTTCATATTCGTGCGCTTGATCGTGCTCTTACCTTGAGCAGCGTATTGTTGAATCATCGCTATTTGGGTTGGGCTTGCTTTGCCATACATGGGCATCAAACGTTCTGCTAAACACCACCTAAGAGCCATGTTATAGCCTTCAGGCAACGCTAAAACGTCATACATGGACGTATTGCGAGTGAAAATGTTGTCACAGAAAATGTGCATTTCACCTTGAGCAGGGTTAGGCCATACAAAAATATTGCCCAAAACCTCTGTGGGTTGGTAATAAACTGCTTTAGGCCAAGGGCCATTTAGCGATTTAAGACCAATCATTTCGTACTCTTCAACATTGAGCACAGAAACAGGGTAATCTAGTCCACCGCCTGTAATAGCAACCCCATTTGAGGTCGTATTAACACGCACAAAAGCACTATTTAACATAAGTGGGCGCTTATAGTAGCCCACAATCGTAGTCGATGCGACAGTTTGGCTTACATTAAGTAAGTAAGTGCCCGCTTCCAATACTTGCCCACCAGCGCCTGTGCCAAATCCTACAATGGTCGTGCCTGGCGTGATGCCAGTTCCACTCAAAACCATGTTCATTGAGACCGCACCGCTATTAATGGATGTGACTGTGAGCACATTTCCACTTATTGAACCTACAAAATTGGCCTGAATTGTGCCTGTAGGGCCAATGGAGTATTGGGTTTGACCAGGTGTTACGTTAAATACTATTTCTGTCTTGTAAAAGACCATCATAGACTCGTTAGACCATTGATCTAACATATCTTGCAGCATATCAAAAGCGTCTTGTGCTGCTTCTGGCGTGGGTATTTCGCCAGCTTCTAATGCGCCTATGTCTTTTAACGCTCTGCTAATGATGTCTATGGGTTGTGTCATCTTTATCCACCGAAAGGTTTAAAAGTGTTGAAAACCCAAGGCAAAGCAGTTTTATCCTTTTGCACTAGCTGTTTTTCTAGGTTAGATTGTATGATATTTACACCATCTTGGGTAGTTTCTGCAATTATCCAATCAATAATATTTTGTTCTTTTACCTCTTTTAAAGGTGTTTTGAGGACTGGATTTGCAAATTGATGTGTTCCTTGTTGCTCAACTGTGTTTGTGCCATCAGTTAAAGAAACAAAAAACTCAGCATGGGTAATCAAGTCCCCATCAGTTTCTATTGATAGTATTTTAAAATTCATGCAACCAAATCCCATGCTTTAGTGGATTCGTTCCATGTATAACGCTTAGGTGCGTCTGGTGTTCCTACATCAGTTGGATAAGGAATTGGTGAATCCCATAAGCAAGTTGACTCATTCAAGACCCAAGATGCGTATGGCTTGGGAGGAATGAAAGCATCTCTGCCAGCGTCATAGGTGTATCCAAGGCCAGCGTAATTCTTACGAAAAGGCGTGCCACCCAATGTGTGAACACCGCCATGCGTGTTGTAACTGGTTTGTTTCCAGTTGCCACCAATCAATCGTTGGCAAAATGCAATACCAATGGATTCCATGTGATTGCCTTGAGCATCAGCCGTGTCAGCGTCTGCCACCACAATCACTTGGGTAACAATGTTGTTTGAATCAATTCCTGCAAAATGTGCCATCATCTTCCCCCTAATTCTTTAATCTGTTCGTCAGTCCAAATGGTATTGATTGAGTCTTCAAAAGCCTTTATCTTTTCCATTGTTGCATCTATTTCTTCCCATGTTGGACATGGTCTTGGATCATCCCAAATGGTAATGTCACGATTGCTAATCTGCCAAGTAGCATTTGGTCTAAGTAATTGCATGGCAGAATCAATGCCATAGAGTTGATAAATTTTTACCATGACAAAATCACAATTCCTGATCCACCATTACCGCCCGCATATTGTGAAGAATCGTTAGTCGATGCTCCACCACCACCACCACCAGTATTAGCAGTTCCAGCATTTCCATTTCCACCATTTGTAGTGCCAGCATTACCACCACCACCAGAACCGCCCGATCCAACAGTTCCACCATCATAAGTGCCTCCACCTCCTCCTCCAGCATAGGTTACGCTAGAGCCAGAATATGAATTGGCTGTGCCACTTCCACCATTGCCACCAACTGAACCAGCTCCATTTCCACCTATAGCATTTGCACCACCACCACCACCAGCGCCATAATTAGATCCACCTGTGGATCCATTTCCACCAGAATTTCCTTGTCCAGATGTACCTGAAGCTCCAGTTGTACTAGTTACGCCTGTTCCTCCACCGCCAGAGCCACCCGAAACTGAAGCATAATAAGTAGAATTATCAGCTCCACCACCATAACCACCACCAACTGCTCCAGTTGATCCATTGACTAATGATCCAAATTTTGAGTTTGTTCCTGATGTTCCAACATACGCTGTTACACCAGTTCCACCAGCACCAATAGTAATTGTATAAGTATTACCAGAAGTAACACTTAATCCTGTGCCAGTAAGGAATCCACCAGCACCACCGCCACCGCCTGTTCCTCTAGAAACCCCTACTCCACCACCTGCACCTCCACCACCCACTACCAAATAATTAACACTTGATACGCCTGTAGGTGCAGTCCATGAACCTGAACCAGTAAAAATAGCAGTTCTTGTTGTGCTTGGTACTTGATAAGAAATGATAACTACGCCAGAACCACCAGTAGTGCCGTTGTAACCAGCACCACCGCCACCTCCTGCACCGCCCCCAGTATTGGCTGAACCTGCAACTGCAAGAGGAGAACCACCTTGACCACCATTACCACCACCACCTGTTCCACCAGTTCCATAAGGTTGTGCTGTGTATCCTCCTCCACCACCACCCCCAGCATAATATACAGTTGTTCCTGTAATAGTAGAAGACAATCCAGCACCACCATTACCAGCTTGGCTACTTGTGCCTGCTACTCCTGCTGCATTAGCACCGCCTCCACCTCCACCACTAGCACCACCAACTGCTACACCTCCATTACCACCTGAATTTCCTTGACCACTAGTTCCAGATGCTCCTGTGCCTGTGTTGCCATTCCATCCCGCACCACCGCCACCAGAACCTCCTGATGCACCATTAGAATGACCGCCTCCACCACCACCACCTACTGCTCCAGTTGAGCCATTAACAAGTGAACCAAAGGTAGAGTTACCACCATTTCCACCAACTACTGTAATGCTAGTGTTTGTTGTCCCACCTGCACCAACAGTGATGGTGTAAGAAGTACCAGGAGTTACTGATAAATTTGTACCAGCTAAAAATCCTCCTGCACCACCGCCTCCACCTCCATCAGCACCACTACCACCACCACCAGCAACAACTAAATAGTTAATGCTAGTAACACCAGCAGGAGCAGTCCAACTGCTTGTGGAATTAAATTGCTGAATTACTGTTGAATAAGTAACTGCTTTTTTTGCCCCACTAAAGAAAAAATTAGGTGCGCCAAACATATTATGCAAACGCCTGTGCGTAAGTGCCATACCAAACAGAGTTAATACATACAAACGAAAGTATGTCTAAGCCTGTGGAAGCAGTTGTTGTGATTGTGGGTGCTGTGCCACTAGGCCACTTAACCCCAGTAAACGTAGCAGTTCTAGAACCTGTGCCATCTTGAATTAACTTTAAAATAAACGATGTGCCTGACGTTGCAGTTGGCATGGTAAACGTACAGTTACCAGTCAATGTGTAGCTAAGAACAGTTCCTGAAGACAGAGACAAAGTAACTGCTGTACTTGAATTAGTCAAAGCAGGAGCAGTCTCTAGATACGATGTGATCGTAGGATTAGTTAAAGTCTTGTTGGTAAATGTCTCAGTACCTGCCAAAGTAGCCAAAGTGCCAGTAGTAGGCAATGTTACGTTGGTGTTTGCTGTGACTGTTAACGTAGTGGTAAATGCACCTGAAGTGGTAAATGAACCACCCAAAGTGATGGTATTTGAACCATTATTTACCCCAGTTCCACCATAAGTAGCACCAATAACTGATCCATTCCATGTGCCAGTTGTGATAGTACCTATGGATGCTAGGCTAGACAAAGTGGTAACTGCTGTGTTAACCAATGTGCCTGACGTTGGCAAAGTAACAGAAGTGTTGCCAGTTGCTATAAATGTCTGTGTGTAAGCACCTGAATGAGTCACATTACCAGCCAAGGACAAAGTACCTGTGCCAAACGTCAAACTTGACCCTGAACCACTAAAAGCAGTTGTTGTTAGTGTTCCTGTGCTTGGGTTGTACTGTAACTTAGTAGAACTTGTGTAAATCGTTGACAAAGTGCCTGATGTTGCACTTGTAAAGTTCAGATATCGAGTGCTATTTGTACTCGTATCGTCAGTAATCGTTGTGCTTGAAGCAGTTGATGCCCATGTAGGAACACCACCTGCAAGGGTTAAAACATAGCCATTTGTGCCAGCAGAGAGCTTAGACAAGGTATTTGTAGCACTTGCATACAAAATGTCACCTGTCGCATAAGTTGTCTGCCCAGTTCCACCATAAGTAGCGCCAATCGCTACGCCATTCCAAGTTGTATTGGTGATCGAACCAGCCCAATTTAGGGTATTTGTCGACCAAGAAGCGTTAGATGGTGCTCCATAGTGGTAATCCCAAGTACCTGCAGCCACACTATTCGTTAACAAAGTTAAGGTTACAAACCCGCCACTCGGCACGGAAACAATCAATGTCCCTGAGTTGTTGTTAATAGTAATAGCACCGCTAGTTTGGTTGTTGTTGAATGTGTAAATAATCCCTGCGCTTAAAGTCGTGGCATCAGGCAATTTAAATGTCTGACCACCTGACCCTGTCACCACCCAATTAGGGGTTGAACTAGCCAATAATGTGGTCGTTGTGCCCGCTGCTGCAGTATTTGTAAACCCAGCGTAAAAGATGTTAGCAGTGGCGTTAGCGTTAGTGTCTCTTAAAACCACGCTAGAAGCGCCAGAACTAGAAGTAACACCTGTACCGCCATTAGCGACTGCAAGAGTTCCTGCTAGGGTTACAGCGCCTGTTGTGGCTGTGTTTGGGGTTAAACCTGTCGTTCCAGTACTAAAAGATGATACTGTGCTGATATTACCCCAAGATGGTATTCCACCAGAGAGTGTCAAATACTGGCCATTAGACCCAGCCGCCAAAAATGACGTTGTCCCAGACCCTGTTTGGTAAGGTAAAGAACCATTAGCACCACCTGTTAGGTTAGTAGCCGTGGTAGCTGTGGTTGCAGTAGACGCATTACCTGTCAATGCGCCCACAAATGTTGTTGTGGTTAGCGTGTTGCTAGATGGGTTAAATGTTAACCCTGTGCTGACGTTCTCTTGGGTAATTACACCGCTTGTAGCACTTGTAAACGCTAAATAGCGTGATGCGTTAGTGGTAGTGTCGGTTACGATGGTTAAACCAGACCCACCTTGCGCCCAACTGACGTTAGTTCCATCAGTTTTTAGGAAATAACCAGCATTTCCTGTTTGACTAGGCAATAGGTTAGTCAAAGCACCAGCAGAAGATGTAGCGCCTGTACCGCCTGATCCAACCGCTAAAGTACCACCAATTGTGATTGTTCCGCTAGATACGATAGGGCCACCAGAAGTGGTTAATCCTGTTGTACCGCCTGATACTTGAACGCTCGATACACCGCCCGCAGCACTCGTAAATGGCAAGCCAGCAGGCCCAATAAACGTAATGAACGATAGTGTAGTTGGGTCGTATAAAGCCTGAACAGGCAATATATTTGTGGTTTGCGTAATACTTACGTTATTTGACATATTGCTACCCAAAAAAGAGGGGGTGATTAGCCCCCTTTAGATCAAGACTGATCGGACATTGGCGTGATGTACAAGGTGCTAGACCCTGTGCCAATTGTAGTAACTGAAAATGAATTAGGAGGTACTGCCACCACCATTGGTGAACTCATACCTACCCCAAGAACAAAAGAATTGCTAGGCGTTCCACTTACAGGCAAGACCGCAGCCGGTGCGCTTGTAGGTGCAATCGTCACAGCAACAACATTGTTACTCGTATTCATAAATCCAGCATAGTTGATCTGGTCGTTATTACTAGGTGCAATGGTTACCGCAGTCGATGAAGATGTGGTAACGCTAATTGCAGTAGTAGGGCCAGCAATTCTAAATACTGAAGTATTAGACATGATTAAGCAGCGTTTGTGGGATAAACATTGCCCTCTAAACGATCAACGCCAAGTGAGTAAACACCTGATGCTGGGGTCGCAGAAGAACCTGTGCTGTTAGTGAATTGGATTGACAAAGTATTCGCAGCAGAAACCCAAGCGTTAGCAATGCCAACACCAGTTATTTGAGCACCTTGCAAGCAAATATTCACAAAGTCATTGACCATGAGGCCAGGGATTGTGAATGTTTGTGTAGCTTGTGATCCAGAAACAGCCGCTGGGGTCAATGTGGGATATATTAGGAAAGAATTGAGAATGTTACCTCTCAAAATTGTGGTTTGAAGTGACATATAAACTCCTTTGATTAATTGTATCTTAAATGCGAAAAAAGCCACCCCTTTTGAGGATGGCTTCTTCTTATTTACTCACGAATTAGGGTAAAAACGTGAGGTCATAGCCGTAAACAAATACGTCACAAGTCGCTGCAATCGTAGTACCAACATTAACATAAATGTTAGATACGTTAGAAATAGCGGTGTTTGCATTTGTTGCAGAGCTGATAGTCACATAAGAACCACCTGTGTTGCTAGTTAAAGCAGCGGTAGTCAATACTGTTGAACCTGTTGCGCCTGGTGCTGTGTACACACCAACAGTAGCTGTAGCAATAGTGGTTGTTGCACCGCTAGAGTTCAAGCCGTTAGTGATGAGTACGCTAACAGGTACAAATTTGCTGACATCTAAAACCACCATTGCTGTGTCACCAGCTTGGGATAGGTTTACTGATTGAGCACTAGCAATCAAACGCAATGCTTGGTTTGTGGCCAAGTTCTGTGGGTGATTGCTTACTGTGGTTGCTGGGCCTGGATTCGCCATAATGTTTTCTCCTTGATGTTAATTAAGCAGCGACACGGCAAGCCAACTCAGGATAGAGCGGGGCCCAGCCATACAACACATCCAAACGGGTTGGGATTGAGTCGTTATTGATGGTGTACTGACGCACAACACGCATTGACAAACCAATCTCTTTATCGCTTGCACGACCTGCAAAATGGACACCTTCAGGCAATTCCAAATCGGCTACTGCCAATGTGAACGCATTGCGGTGCATGATGATATTTTGTGGTGAAACTGTTGATGTAGAAGATACACCAATGTTGTAAGGTGTAA